GCGTCAACATACCAATCACACCGCCTATCCCGCAAGCGCTCAAGCCCGGGATTGAAGCGGCACTTGGCAAGTCGTTCTACACCCGGCAAGACATTCTTTCTAGGCGTGAGCAGGCGGTGCTTCCTGAGCAGCAATTCCGCGAGGGCACCAGCGAGATTGCCAAGATGATGGGCTCTGGGCTCGGGCTGTCACCGATCAAGATCGAGGCGCTGGTAAGCGGCTACACCGGCACGATGGGACTGGCACTCATGCAGGCCCTCAGTATGGGCGTGCCTACCGGGGAGTCCCCAGAGAAGACTGTGAAGCGTTTGTCGGACATGCCGGTGATTGGCAGTTCGTTCCAGCCCAACGATGCCGGCGGCATCATCAACGCTGTGTACGAGCGCATGGATGATGCCAAGAAAGTTAAGACCACCGTTGACCGCATGCTGTCCGAAGGGCGTGTTGCGGAAGCCAAGGAACTGATTAGCAAGCGCAGCGATGAATTTGCACAGGCCGGCGTAGCGGATTACTTCATCTCGAACATGCAGCAGATCACCAAGTTTGAGAACGCCATCCGGGCATCTAACCTAAGCGGCGAAGAGAAACGCGCCAAGCTGGATGAGACGCGGCAGATGAAGATCCGCCTTGCGGAGACGGTGCGTCAAGCAACAGACTCAGCTAAGAAAGTCGACTGAACCAAACTCCAATCAGGCCACTCCGAATACCCGGAGTGGCCGTAGCGTTTATGCGACAGGAGAGAGCGTCACGTAGCCCCGCCTCAAGCACGCGGGTCGTATCAAGGCAGGGGACAAAAAACCCCTGCCCCGGTTCAAGCTTCTCCCAAGGGAAGGCTATCTTCCATGCCATCGTAGCGGTCTTTCGGAATGCTGATGTGCATCACATTCACCCTGAGTGACGGGCCGTCGGTGTACGCCAGCATATCCTTCTTAATGCCGAAGCGCACGTTGTACCCCTCCTCAGACATAGCCTCAAGCTGTCGTCGGAAGTCCGAGAACCCGAAGCTCATTGACGCGCAGTGCTGCTTGAGTATCTGCTCCTCCACGTAGTACTCGACGAAGCCAGCGTGACGCGTACCATGTTCAATACGGGCCATCACCGTGTTCCGCGTGCTGGTCTTGCCAGTCACATCGCGCCCCATCTCAGCCAGCAGCTTGTTGTGGGCGTCTTTGCGCACAACCACGAACCGACCATAGTACTCACGGGTAAACGTGTTCAGCACATCCTCGGCATTGCGGGCTGACTTCACGTGTGCGATCCGGGCATCTACCACCAAAGCTTTGAGCGCTTTGATCACAGACTTGATCGGTACGTCCAGCAGATTCGCATAGCTGCTGCCGATCAGGATGCCTGCCGCCACCGTCGACGTACAGGCCGCATGCCAGTACCGCTCTTCATCGGTGAACCCCAGCAATACACGTAGCTCCTCGTGAGTCCGCAGCCACACTGCCCGGGCAATCTCCTGATTCTGCACCAGCCACCGCACCCACGCTTCACCCGCCACGCCGTAGTTCCGGCGCAGTTCCTTGAGCGTCAAGCGCTCACGTTCGCTGAACTCCAGTTCCTTGGAGGGCGTCCACTCCAGCATACGCATCATCTCACCGTGAGATGAATGCTTTCGAGCACCCGTCAGGATGTCGGTCATGTGCGTGTTGGATGTCAGCGTACAGGTTAGCGCCCACGTGCTGTTATTGATACGCTCCTTGTTCGTACCCGACTCCATGCGCTCCTTGCCTTGCCCCTCAGAGATATCGAAGATGAACGCTGGAGCCCACTCCGTATCGTTGCGGGTCTTGGTAGTGATCTCGTCGATCAGTAGCGGCATGCTGTTGAGCAGTCCGGCGCGTTGCTGCATGGCAACCGGCGATGTTCCCTTACCTGTGCGATAGCGGATGGGATGCCCCCAGACGCCGGCCTTCAAGCTGAGCGTCAGCGACTTGCCCGTGCCGGAGCCCGTCGAGCCGATGTGCCAGACAAAGCCCTCGTAGTCCGAGAACTGCATGAGCGGAGAGCCGAAGCTGTCCAGACAGAGCGCCAGCATGGTGTCCATCTTCTTCTCGATCAGCAACTGCCACGGCTTGCGCCAGCCCTCGATAGTGCCCTTGCTATTGGTGCCGCGGTTGATGTTCTCCAGCCCGGGCATCGGGACTGGGATCTCTGTGCCGTCGCGACGGAACACACGGTTGTTGTAAACGAAGGAGCGATCCTTCTGCCAGCCAAATTGAATAGGAACGTCCACCGCCTTGCGCAACAGCGCGGACTCCTCGATACAGGCCCTCACGTAGTTATAGAGGTGACCGTCCATGACGGCCCCTCTTGCAGCGTAGATGTTGTGTGATGCTAGACATTTGATTAGTTCCTCTTTTGATACTGCCGCTTTACTCGGCATGATGACGGGGGTGTACTCGGTCAGCTTGGACTCGCCAGTCTGGCCTATCTTCTTGATTGCCATTAAGTGTGCATAGTGCTCCTTTTCATCCATACGCAGCATGTCGACGACAAACAGGTCATACGGTAGTACCGATACCTGTGTCTTGATCTCCACGCCGGTAGCGTCTTTCTCCTTGATATCCACGAACACGCCGCCGTGTTCCCCATAGCTGAAGTTGCGTGGTGGGGTTGGGCGCGTTGCTTTTCGAGTGCGGACATTCTGCGGTGTCGAGGACTCGTCTGACTCCTCTGTCAGGTCATCCTGTAGGTACTCCGCGTCCATGTCGACTGTGGTGTCGTCCCCCGCCTGCAGCGGGATCTCTATCTCCTTCTCCCGGTTATCAGTGCGTACCTCCCGCCCCAGCGCCAGCGCGTTGGTGATCTGACCCCAGTGCGGACACTTGGGGCACACGCCCGGGTTTTCGCTGTCCATCTTGATGCAGGGGTACGGCCCCTTGATCTCTGACAGTTTCTGGTGCATCCGGTCAATGGTGTACGGATGCAGAGCGGTCAGCTTGGTGGAGTGCTCCAGTCCGTCGTCGCACACCTTGGCCCATGACAGCAGCCCACGCCACAGCGGCTCCATGCCGTCTTGCTCCGCGTTCTTTATGTAGAACTCAAGCTGCCCGCACCCCATGCTCTTCTCGGACTTTATCCAGATAGGCTCGAACCGTGTGACGCTGTTGCTCATCATGGCTTCTGCTGCAGCAGACCGTGCAGTCTGTGCTTTGCTTGGCCGGGTTCCGGGCAAATCTACACTGGTCGCCACGAACGCATTGCTGGCCGGCGCGAACGCCGCTGTCAACAACCCACGGATCGTTGCGCCAAAGCGCTTCAGATCAATCGGCCCGCTGCCCTGCGCAAGGAACTGAACCGGGCGTGGCTCAGGATACTTCTTCTTGAAGTTGTACGTACTAGGTATGCGCAGCACCCGCGCTGCGTCGGCAGTGACCGTCTGGTCAATATTTAGACCCTCCTGTTTACACAGACGTTTGAAGTTCTCCGCTATCGGCTTCCATGTCGCGATGTCCACGGGTGCTGTCAGTACCCAGTAGCAGTGCAGGCCCCCACCAGAGCCGACGATGTGCGGCGTGCCGAACTCGTCCAATCCTGTCTTCTCCAGAAACTCAGACAGCGCCAGTGCTGCAGCCTTCTTGGATGCGTAGCCGTCCATGTCGATGAAGATGGCCTTGATGTAGGCCGCGTTGGTAGCCTTGCGGCCCCCCACGTTGTCTTTGAATGTTGCCAGTGCAAAGTAGATGTCGCGTTTGCGATCAAGCCAGCGCTTGATCGTGGGCTTCACCGCGTCGACACCGTCAACAAACACGTGCTCTTTTTTTGATGAGCTTAGTTCCGCCGCACAGTACCATCCGTGACCCGGAGACGGCAGAACATCCGCTAGAAACTCAAGCGGTTTCATTGCGTTCCTTGTGTTATTTCAGATCGTCGAGCTTGTGCTCAAGGCGCTTGATCAACTCAGCAACCCAATCAGGGGTAAGTTGTGCGGGGCCGGTTAGCCATGCGTAACGCACAAGCTCTGCATCACTCAAGTTCTCAGGTCGAATTCCGTGCATATCTTCCCCCATGCTTCTTCAGCCGTCTTGGACGACTGCATACATTCAATGACACGCGTAACCGCAGGGCGGTACGCAACGAATACTTCGCCGCCTTTCATCCAGTTGTACACGGACTGGCGGGTAGCGCCTATCGCTAGTGCAATCTTGGCAGCGGGCAAATCAAGGAACACAGCCCAGCGTCCGAGGCGAACGCCAAGGGTTAGGCGCTGTGCCTTGATCAGCGCAATTAGGTGTGGTTGGTAGGCCATAGGAATAGGTGGGGGTACTAACGGTGCTCTCCTTGTGAACGGCACCAGTCTATTGGTAGAGAGCGAGGCGTCTCCCGCTTTCCCCCCGAAACTTAGCTACTCAATAGTGTGGAGTTGTTTTTTGGCTTCGGTGTAGGCTTCTTCAGCTTCTTCCAAAGTGTCAAAAAAACCAAGCGAATAGCGTTGTTTCTTCGCCCCAATCCTTTGGTGTCGAGACGGCCCGTAACCGCGCCTGCTTTGCGCTTGTGCCCATTCACCTTATGGGTGAACAACCCTGTCTGCGGGTCATACGCAAGAAGTGCCCCCACTTCTTCGCGGGATACCTTAGTGTTGTACTGTTTCATAGTTTCTCCAAAGTAGGGCAATAGCCCTACAGGTTAAAGGGCTACTCATCATCCCAGTCGCTGACCATACTAGCCAGCGTACCCTTGGCGGGGGCCGTGGGTTTCTTGGGGGCTTCTTGGCGCACGACGGGCTCATCAGGCTCGTCTTCCGCTACGGGTGCGGGAGCAGGCTTGGCCTTGGCGGCTGGCTTGGCCTTGGGGGGTGGGGGCGGAGCCTCTTCTTCCTCTTCCACTGCGGGAGCAGGGATGGGCTTAACCTTGGCGGGGGGCTTGCCGGCCAACTCAAGCGGCTTCGACACTGCGTTGTCCATCTTCGCCACGGTCATCGTGACGGCCTTGAGTGCGTCATCGGAAGCCGCTTGCTCCAAGATGGTTTCGTACTCGTCGTCTGACAGCCAGCGCTGCGCCTTGAAGTACAGCTTGGGGCTCTCTGACTTGGTGTCGAACCGCATGCGGGTGACGACAGCCTCGGGGTTGATGTTCTGAGCGACGAGCCAGCGGGCATACTCTTGCAGCGGACGGTTGTCCTCAACTGCCTTACCAAAGATGGACGTAGCCGGCAGCGACAACTGCATCACACCCCCGCTCATATCGTTCTCGAGCACCACAGCCAGACGCTGCTGATACCGGCATGCGCGACTCTGACCTTGACCTGAGCCAGCTATGTTCTTGGGGCACTCAGAGCAGCGCGAAGCCTGCTTGCTGGTGGACTCGTTGCTGGGCGTGTCGCCATCAGGTGACCAGCAGTCTGGACCCGATGTGTTCTCGGAGTCGTAACTCTTGGCGTAGAACACTCGCGCTACCTTGGGGGCTGCTTTGACCAGCACGATGTCCAGATGGCGGTCATCAATTGCCGTCACCTCTTTGCCGTTGTTGACTAGACGGAACACGCCGCCCTTGATGCTGACGCGAAGTCCACCACCGCCACCGCCCCCTGCGAGGGACTTAGCCATGTCAGACAACTCGGCTTTGCGAGCGAAGGCCGGCACTTGGCCGGGGTTGAAGAGAGCAACATTACTCATTTGATTTTCCTTTGGTTATTTGGTTGGTTTGCGTACGCTGATTGCGTACTCGCTATTGCTATTGAGACCCGGCGGTACGAGGGTCGGATTTTCCTGCAGGAAGGTAGCCATGTTGGTCTGCGCAATGCGCTTCTCCAACAGATCGAGGGCGTCATTCTCTTTCATGAACTCCTTGAACGCGTCCCAGTCTTGGGTCGAGTAGCGGGTCTTCGTTGAGAGAATGACGGTGCCCTCCGCCGTGTTGACGGACTTCACGCCAAGTGCCAGCATCTGGTCTTTCAAGGCGGTCTTAACCACTTCCTGCTGCGCCTTCAGCACTTCGACTTCCGTCTCATAAACGGCGGTCATCTGCTGAATCTTTGTCTGCATCTTGCGATACACCCGGGCCAACGTGTCCATCGGGACAGTGGCTCCTTCATTGCTTTCAGTCATTTATTTCTCCTGTTATTACTGGCAGGTTTGTTAAACCTTTGACAATCATACACCTAGTTTTGCTTCATGAAGTGCTCCTTTCAATTATTTTTTATCTCTTGGTTGAACAGCCCGACGAGCATCGCATGCTCACCCACCTTGCCCGCCATTGCCTTGAACATCCGCACCTCAATGGGGCTGCTCTGTATGTGCACGACGGTCACTTTATCAGAGTTTTGCCCCTTGCGGTCAGCCCGTGCGATGCACTGCAAATACATCTCAACGCTCATCAACGGCCCATAAAAAATAACTGTGTCCGCCGCAGTCAGCGTGATACCGTGTGCAGTGGCTTGAGGCTGCATGACAAGAACACGCACCGCATCCGTGTTCTGAAAGTCGTTGATGATGTGCCCACGCTTGGTGGCGTTCACATCCCCGTGGATCTGTGCGTTGGGGATATGGTGCTTGGTCAAGTGGGCGGTGATTGTGGCGATGCTGGAGCGGAACATTGCAAAGATGATGACCTTTCGGTCAGTCTCCTCGAGGATCTCCATGAGCACTTTCATACGCGGTGATGCATCGAACTCTACGGTTTCTTTGTCGTCTGTGTACGCAGCGCCTGCCGATATCTGAAGTAGCTTGCTGACGGCGACACCCGCATTGACCGCTGAGATCGTCTCGCCCGCTGTCTGGAACAGCATCTGTTCTTTGAGTAGCTTGTAGTACTTGGCTTGCTGTGGCGACATCGGCACATCCCTTGTCACGGTCACAACCGGCGGCAGATCAAGGCACTGCGCTTTGGTGAAGCGTATGGCAGGCTGCAGCACCTCGTGCACCAGATTCTTGGCCTCGGGCTTGGGAGCCCACTTGAACGCGGTCAGCTTGTTCATCACCTTGTCCCGCCATGCGGTTGCGAACTTGGGCACACCAGACGGGTTGACCAGCTTGGCAAGACCGTACGCATCCACGGGCGTCTGTGAGGCAGGCGTTCCGGTCATCATCCATAGGTATGTGTGCGGGTGAATGATCTTAGCCAGAGACTTCCACCGCTGTGTGCTGGGGTTCTTGTACGCGTTCGCCTCGTCGACGATGACCAGATCAAACCGGCCATCATTGTTGACCTCGTCGGCAATTAGGTTGAGCCCCTCGTAGTTGGCGATCACCAACTCGTAGTCACCTTGAACAAGCTCGACGCGGCGCATAGCACTGCTGTGATGGGCGACCACCGTTTTGCGATGCATCACGCTGTTGTTGATGTCGCCTACCCATGCTGCATGCATGATCGACAGCGGGCACAGGATCAAGACCCTGCGCACCTCACCACGCTTCATCAGGTAGTCAGCCGCCCACAGAGCGCTGAGTGTCTTGCCTGTCCCCGGCTCGTTGAAACAGAACGCCCTGCGGTGCAGCGTCAGGAATGAAGCGGTCTCAATCTGATGCGCCATCGGGATGTAGCGCCCGGGCCAGTCGTACTTGCGGGAGATAGGTGAGGGGGTGTTCTTGACTCCGAGGTTCTTGAGCACCCGCATCTCATCGAGCCCCCAGTACACCGCCACTGTATAGCCGCCGTTGCCATGATCCTCAATAACTCGACTCTTGGGTATGACGGTGTACTTACCGGGATTGCGTGTGCGTATCAGCACCGCCTTATTGTCTAGGATTTCCATTACTTGCCGTTGTCCGCTTGGTTGGCCTTCTTCCCGCGCAAGCGCAGGTTGCCGGGGATCGTCTTGCCGCCTGCACGCAGGGGCTTGATGTGGTCAATGTCTTTGCCATCGCGGGGCACACCATTCTTGTCATAGATACCCCGAGCCTTCTGGCGCTCGAGTTGGTCTTGCGTCTCGCCGGTTTTCTTCTGCAGTTTGTATGCGTGCTTGTAGTCACGCTTGCCGTTGGTTTGGGTCATGTCTTTCTCCTAATGCTTGGGGTTAAATTCACACCCGGTCACCTGACACCACCCACATAGCGGTGTCTGTGTTGGGTTCCATACGTTGTTTGCAAACGATGCTTCCAGCCGTGCGATACGCTCACGGTACTTCCACCATGCAGCGTCGGCTTGATCCCGCTGCATCTGCATCTTGACCATGTCGTTCTTGACAATGAATAGCAAAGCGCTGTTGACTTTGCGTATGTGTGGGAAGTGTGCGAAGGTCATGATAGACATCAACACCAACTGGTCTCGATCCGGGTAGCGGTTGCCCCCAGTCTTCCAGTCCCCCACCCATGCGGTCAGATTGTCGTCGTCCACAACCAAGATGTCGGCAATGCCGCGGACCCACGCATTCGGGGAGTCCCACTTGCACACCTTCAAGTCCTTGGTCAGCGCCATCTCATACTCAGCCAGCACCCGCCCAGTCTTCTGCAGCATTGCGTCCACCACCGGCTGGAACTGCGCGTACTGTGGCGGGATTGGCTTGTCGTCCTTGATGTAGTGCTCGATGGCCTCGTGTACCTGCACGCCGTAGCGTGTGGCATCGGTCTCTTGGAAGGGGTACTTCTTGAGCACCTTCACTTCATGGTAGCGCCGAGCACAGCCTTCGAAATCCTTGAGGGAGCTATGGCTCCACTTGACTTGGTGCTCAGACATGCTTGTCAAACCGTGCGCTGTCCACAGCACCGCTGAGCTTGTCTGCAAACTCAGTCACAAACTTCTCATTGCGGCTAAGTTCGTGGCCCATCTCGTGCAGGATGGCGTGTGTCAACTCGTGCCAGAACGTGTTACGTTCCCGCGCTGCATCATCGTTCTTGAACACCTCAATGATCTTGCGGTCATAGTAGATGCTGCCGTACATGGTCTTGGGCGTTCGTTGTTTGTACTGTACTTGGTAGGGCTGCTTGCCTACCTTAACTGCCGTTGGAATTGCGTTCATGATGTTCCCTATCGCTTTGCTAGTCCATACCTACGGTGAAAGCCACCGTCAGCCGCCAGAGGAATCCCCGGCATGTAACTCGGCTCGAGCGTCATCTGCTCAAGCACCCACTTGTGCGCCTCTTGCGCTTCCTTCTCCGGTGCAATGGCGATCAACTCGTCATGCACTGTTCCCACCACAGGGTAGCGTTTGGCAACCCTGAGCATCCCATCAGTCATCACCACACGTGCTGTTCCCTGCGTAACATTGTTCGTGATCTTGCCGGCATAGATCTTGGTAGCGTCTGGCCCGTATACCCACTGGCTCCTACCGTCTTTGTCTTTCTGCTGACGAAGGTTAGGATACAGCAAACTCATGCCGCTGGGAAGAACTATTTCTTCTTTCCTGAAAATAAGACACTTGTGCCGGTACTCCTCACCGTCCGCCAACGAACGCTGGATCAGGCTGGAGCACAGTTCCCAGAACCCCACAACAGCGTGTGCCGTGGCACGGTAGATGTCGATGATTTTCTTAGCTGCCACGCAGTGGATCAGCAACTCCTGTGTCGTACAGGTGTGCGGGATCTCGTTCATCTTGACCACGTTGTCGTCCCACTCAAGGAAGCGCTCGATGTAGTCACCTGTCACCCCCAGCTTCTTGGCGAAGCCCTTGTCGTAGCGCTGCGGCGGAGCCCCGAGGAAGCCCACCAGTAGCTGCGCTGCGAACGATGCCCATCCAAGACCGTAACCTGCGCCTAGCAAAGCAGACTTGGCCGACTGCCGCAAATCCGGATGGCTCTCTTTGCTCAAGTCAGGGATGTTAAACATCTGTGCACCGAACTGTGCATACGGATCTCCGCCGGCATTGAAGATGTGCAGCATGTCGTCGTAGTCAGCCAGCCATGCCAGCACCCGGGGCTCGATCTGAGACAGGTCACCCACCACGCACACGTGCTTCTCAGGTGCCATGATGGCTTTGCGCAGGAAGCTCCCACGCTTGAGGTTCTGCATGTTGATGGCGCTCCCCTTGCTGGCCGTCCACCGGCCCGTGGCTGCACCGTAATAGCTCAGTGGCACCGGCAGTGTGCCCCGCCCTGCAATGTCTAGGAACCGTTGCGCCCGTGTGCGCTCGGATGTGGACTTGACCTTGAGCCGCGCCTCGCATAGCTGGCGCACATCTTCGTTAAATCCGTTGAGCATTGCTTGGAACATGGCGTCGGTCTTGGCGAACGCGTAGTTGTCTCCGACAGGCTCGGGCGTTCTGACCGTGGGTTTCTTCTTCTTGGTCGGCGGCTCCATACCCACCTTGCGCAGGAGTTCCGCGAAGCGAATATTGCTTGCAAGGTCCGCGTCAGATATCTGCAGTCGCTCGAGTAGTTCCTCGCGTGCCTCACGCTCCTCATGCAGCGCATTGAACAGCATATCCTCATCAAGCTCAAGCATCGGGTTTGTGTACATCTTCATCGTCATGTCGATGAGTCGTAGCTCCTTTGCAGGGTAGCCCTTAACGAGTCGCTTGAATATTTGCTCGCAGAGATATACGTCGTGCTTGCAATACTCAGCAAGTTCTCGTTCTGTCTCAGGCTCAAGGACGGCCAGTCCATCCGTAGAATATACGGCTCGCCCTTTGGGGGGAAGACCAAAATCGCTTGCAAGTTTCGCGAGGGAATTGCCAACTTCCACGCCGCGTAGAGCACGCGCCATTGACAAGGAATCAAAGATAAAAGCGGGTCGGACGTTATACCGCCAAGAGAGGATGGAAACATCGAATTGGGCGTTATGCGCAAGGACTGCGGTCTTAGTCCAGTCGTAGGTCGATAGGATTCGATGAAGCTCATCTCCTCTATACCATTGAGTGATTGCATCGGTTCCGTATTCGTGTATACAGACTCCGAAAGCCAAGAACTTATCGTCACGGATATACTCCTCGGTTGTGAGCTTGGACAGCGTGTACTCCTTGCTGTCCCAGCGAGTTTCAAAATCGATTGTCAATAGTGTTGTGTACGGTGCGCTCATGTAGTTCCTAGTTGAATTGATCTCGAGGTGGCGCGTCATGCGTCACCACAGCGCCGATGAATTTCGTTGCTTTGCTTAGGATGTCCGCAGCTTCCATCTCATTAGCGTTCAGCGATGTCATCAGTGTCTCGTCTTCGCAACGGGTTATCAGCAGTCCACTGAAAAGCTCAGGGCTCGTATAGCAGAGCGCAAGCAGGCGCACGACAGCCCGGAAGTGTTCCTGCGCTTGTACGTCCAGTTTGGACAGCGCCTCCATCATCTGCGCGTCGTCGGTGTCAGTCTCCATTGAGTATTCCTTTGAGTGCATGAATGTTTTCTTCGTTGATCACAATGGCTATGCCGCCGGCATCCCGTATCTTTGCAAGGTGCGACTCTTGCAGCGCGGTGGTCTTGCCCTTGCCGGCCTTGGCTTCTATTGCGATAAACCCGCCTCGGTTGCAGATGAGGAAGTCCGGCACGCCGCTGTTGCCGTAGCCTGTGCCGATGGGCATTGCAAAGTACGCTTTGCTTTCTTCGAGAATCTTTCGTATGCGCTTCTTAACAAGCGCCTCGGGTGTGTTTGCCATCTTTATTTCCCTTGATAAAAAACTTCGCTTCGCCACAACGTGACCGAAGGCATGTGGTTGTGTAGTTCGACGGGCTCAACCTTTCTTATTGGGCTGATCCAGCCAAGGCTGTGCAGCGCACGTACGCCGGACACCCACACATTTGGGTGCAGCCGATGATCGCGCTTGAGCTTGTGCCGCATGCAATAGCCTCTGAATTCGTCCCCCCGTACTGCGGGCTTTGTTGCCAACAGTTCTTCTGCCAGTTCCAAGTACCGCTCGACAAACTCAGGTGCAGTGTTGTTGGCTTTTTCCCAGCACTTGTCCGCCATTACAAGCGCTCTCTCCATTCGAGTCAGCATGGATGTCTCCGGTTAGTTAATAGGTGAGGGGGGAATGTAAATTCCACGCCCCCTCGGTTCGTGGTGGGGGAGTGACAACGCGTCAAACAACTGCTGTCGGGCTACGCGCTGTCGCAATCTAGGGCCACATATACAAGGCGGTTGTCTAGACTACATCGATGGCCCGACTCAATCTTTAATCTGTAGCTCGATGAGCTTCTCGAGGTAGTGCTTGGCTTTGCGTAAGTCGTCGACCCCGCCCTTGTCACGCCAACGGCTCACGTACTTAACGATGTTGCCCTCGAAGTACCCGAGTTCATTGGCTGCAATGTAGTCCCACGGCTGCACAGCCTTGGTCTTGTAGTGGCTGCCGGCCACTTGTATCTCATTTGCGTTCATTGTTTCTCCTTCTGTCGTTCTCTGTATCGTCTCGATATCTCTGCTCGGCTCATCTTAGCCCGGGGCTTGTCCTCGCCTTCCCACATACCATAGACCGGTATCGCGTCTCGCCCAAGCGAGTCCTGCAGCCAGCCCACGACATGTATGATGGCCCCGGCTTTGAGCGCCCGCAGCCACTCTTGGGCTGTGACCAAGTGTACACCAGTATGGCTACTGAGTTGTTGTGCGGTCACGGTTCCTTGCAACAAAAGTTGCATCGTCTGGGTCAAGACAGCATGGCTGACCTTAACTCTGTGGGGCTTTATCATTCTTGGCCTTTTCTATTTGTTCTCGTAACCATTGCGGACCTAGACGCATAAGCGCAATCCTCTGGCTCTGCGTTACTTTGATTGAGTAGACCACTGACAGCGGCTCACCTACCCGTTTCTGTTTGGAAATGCGTTTGTCTCTCATGGGCGTTTCCTCGGTAGTGGTGCCCAAGATTCCCAGAACTGTGTCTCATTGGGTCGGTGCACGTACTGCCCGAGTGACGCCACGCCGCCGCGCCCAAGCAGCAGAATCTTGACGTTAGTGGGCGTTGATGAGTCAATGGGCATCCAGTAGTAGTCTTGTGCCACCACTGCTGCGCGGGTGCTGTCCAGCTTGTACTTCCGCTCGTGCATGATGCGTTCAAATTCTTCGTCTTCAGGTGTCATGTGTTCCTCCTTGTTTCATATGTAACCAACTCGTATAGCTTGTATGTGCGATCTGGGTTCTTCATATAGCGCAGCGCCTTGCCTTCGATCTGCCTAATCCGCTCTCGGGATAAATCAAACACTACGCCAACTTCTTCTAATGTGTATTCTTGCGGCATACCAATCCCAAACCGCATCCGCAACACCTTCTTTTGTCTTGGGGTAAGGTCATCTAATGCTTCTTCAATAAGTCTAGCAATGTCTTTCTTGAACAACTCTTCTATGGGATCAACACACTCTCCCTCAAGAGGTATGCATGGCAACTCGGGCATATCCTCATCACGTAGGTAGCCGTGTTTGTAGTACGCACTGCGCAGTTCTTTATTTGCATTTACAAGCGTTCCATAGGGTACGGTGTGCCCGGTCAGTGTCCTACCGTATGGCCGCGTCACCCGTTCTTCTCCGGTTCAGGGTTTGCTAATAGTGAGTTGTACTTATCCTCCAAATCAACGAGGCAGTCTTGCAACATGTCAAGCTGCAAAACAATATGCGCCTCCTCAAATGCTTTGGTGTACTTAACATGGCCCTCACCTTTATTGTTGTTCCAGTGCAGCTCAATTAACTTCATGTCTTCTCCTTCGGCTGTGTGGCGTTAAGCACAGCGTCAAGATGTTGAGGGTTAATCGACTCGCCGTGTTCTTGCTTGTACTTGTGGTTAAGTTGCCCAAACGAAATCAGTCGGTTGAGTGCTTCTTCCGTGGACATGCCAAGGCGCTCATGTAGGTGCTGCGGTTTCTTTTGGTTCATGTGTTCTCCTTCAGTGTGTTAAAAAAAGCACCCCAGTATTTAGCCATTTCCGCTGGCAGTGTGCCGGTTCTGCATCCCGCATCAACGACTGCCATGATCCCGCGCCAAAATGCTGCTTGCTCCTTCTCAGGTAGTGCTTTTATCCGCGCTACGAACCTTGCCCTTTTCTCGTCTTCCATGTTTTCCCTCCAAAAACTGTACCAAGACATTTCTTTCATCCACAGCGGAACCTGCGCGTAAGCTGCCTTCCACCTCTCGCCGTACTTGCGGTGGTGTTTTTCGTAAGGCTCTTGCAATGAGCTTATCGGCGGTGGCGGAATGTAGGTCTTGTAAAACTCTAAGTAGTCAATCGGTCGTTTCAGGTTCATGTCTTTTCTCTTGTCTTTGTGTGTAGCATGGCATACCCATGTAGTCATCTGGGTGAAACTTCAAGGACTCGTTCAAGTGGCAACGCCCCAGCATCAGTCCGTCCCTGCGCTTCTCGTGGGGTGTGCGTTCCAAGTGTTGGCAGGTGTTGCAGTTAGCCTCGCTCTCGTCAAACATGCGCTTTGACTTGCGGAACTCAGGCAGTGCTGCTGGGTGGCAGACATAGGTTCCGCTCACTTGTGGTGTACAAGGGCCTAAGTAAATAGCGTCCTCAATCTTGACACGCAGTCCGGTGTACTGGCAGGTGTATAACCCCTCCGCATCGGGCGTGTTCAAGATTGGCTTACCGCTTGTTGGGTGGCGCTCAGTCATTTGTTCCTTCTTTTATCAAGCAAATCGGCATAGGGGAAAAATGCAGGGGCTGTGATGGTGTCTAGTTTCTTTTTGTTGTGCAGCCTCTGTATGGGTGTTTCTAGAAACTCGGCTTTGCAAAAATCACCCTTTAAGATGTCTTCAATCCACATCGAAACTGCTAAGTCAACGCACCACTTCCCGTAAGCAAAGCCGTTCTTGCTTTTGTCAACGCTTCCAACACCACGGGATTCCCAGTCAAACAACTCCCGCAGTGCGTTTTCATCAAACGCAAGACCAGCCACCCCTTGATCCCTAGCTGCCCGTCTGTAATATGCTGCCCTAAGTGCGTATTTTTTGGATACGCCCTTTAGCTTAAACAATTTCATGTGTTCTCCTTTATGTGCACACCGCACTTGATGCACTTGCCATCAACAACGTCATGCGCCTTACCCTCATGGCACTCATGCGCCCCGAATAGCCTAGCCAGCCCCGGCGCGTACTCGCCCCCAATGCGGTACAGCTTTGGATAGGCGGGGTGGAAGTATTCAATCATGTGTTGCGCTCCTTCAGTTTGGCTTCCACTGCCATTGCAATAGCCATGTGATTTCCAACCTGCCAAAATTCATCGCTCTCAATCTGCGCTAGGTCTTCTGCTTCTAGCCCTACCCACTGGCGCTTATTGTTGATCGTTGGTTTCATTATTTCTCCATCGCTTACACGGCTTACTTGCCCTGCATTCCAAGCGCGGTAGAAATCTGTTTCAGGGTCGTCTCTCATGTGTTCCGCTCCTTCAGTTTGGCTTCCAAGGTTCGGACTTTGAGTAGTATTTGGTACGGATTGATATTTGAGTCTGATGGTCCCCTCCAAGGGTCTGCGCGTAAAATTTCCCAAGGGTCTGCGCGTAAAATTTCCTCATCCGTCAGACCCTGCCACGGGCGCTGTGCTGCGGGTGGGGTGGTGTAAAGCGCATACGCAACGCAAGTACCCCCGATGCGTTTTGCCTCTGCTTTTGCGTCAATCTCCGCAAACTCATCACGCCACATTTTTGAACAGCCTTGCACCGCCCACGCCACCGGCTCCTGCTCTGGCTGTGCCAGTGCGGTGCGTAGGTCTGCCATCAAATCAGCGGTCGGGCCTTGGTCGCGCCACTCCCAAGCTGGCGTATCCCAGCGTTCTACCACCGCCTGCGCGGCTTGTCTTAGGTTAGTCATGTCCCCTCCTTTATGTTGTGGGCGGCTTCGATGGCTCGGGCAAACTCCATCAATGCGCCATCATGTTCCGTCGGTATGGTGCTTGGCATCATGTTGCCGATTGTGGTTGCGGTCAGCGGCTTGCGCTGTGCTGCAAGTGGGGTGGTGTAAACGGGAAAAGCGGCAAAAGCTCTCTCATACACACATTCGTAGTTAAGGTGTCCACCAGTCCAATCTTCCTTCATCCACGCCACCGGCTCCTGCTCCTGCTCTGGCTGTGCCAGTTCGGTTTGCAGGGCGGTGATGGCTTCTTGCGTTGCTTTTTGACCGCGAAAGCTGTCAACAAAAATCGCTGCTGATTTCAAAGCCTCCAGCGCCTGCTGCGCAACTTGTCTTAAGTTAGTCATGGTTGCTGCTTTATGCCGTGGGCGGCTTCGGCACTCAGCCAGCCATTTGCAAATGCTCCACGCCTTTCGTAGTTGTCGCTAACCTCTAGCATCTGCTTTCGCATTTCTTCCGTCAGCGGCTTGCGCTGCACTGACCTCTTGCCATCGGCAAAACCGCTTTGGTATGAGACCAACAGAGCAGCCTCATACTCTGCAATGTAGACCTGTGCGTCGTCATCGTCCAGCTTGGCTTGCGCTGCTTGGCGCTTTGAATCAAATCCTGTCATCACATCCCCTCGTCGGCCAAGCATTCGGCCAAGATTAAAAGAAATAATTGTTTCTGCATAGCAGTTGCGTTCATGGCTTTGTCCCAGCAATACCCAAATTCATTTGACCGTGATAAGTAATCGTCAATCGCGGCAAAACCGTAGCGACCTAGTACGTCGTGTAGGTACGCCTTTTTCGCGATGTTCTCTGCGGCTTTGCGTACCTCCGTGCTGATCGGGCCATAGGCCAAGTGTTCGTCATCCGGGTGGATGCGGTAGGAATACGTAATATCTTTCTCAAGGTAGACAGACTCCGACCCTGTCCACCGGCCCAAAACGTTATCTTCAATCCTCGCTCCACGGGCGGCAGCGTGTAATAGTCGGCTCATGCTGTCCCTCCTTCTGCTTTAACTCTGCCCGGCACAACGCACTTAAGATCAACTGACTCGCTGTAGTAACCGTTTGACGTACCAAGCCAGCGAATATCAACCCAGCCTTTAAAAGTTGCTAGTTTGTAAAACGTCCAAGTAAAACTTTCTTCATAATTGTCATCGGGGTCGGGGTCGTAGCTTTCTGGTGTCTGGTTAGACACTTCCTCGGCTACTAAGATGGGCGTACCTACGAGGTCGGCCAAGTCGCCTACGATGCTCTCAATACGGACATGTTCACAACAATTTTGATCGTGATGCATTACGTAGATAGCGCCGTCAGCGCAGACAATCTCAATCACATCATCGCTGGGTTTTATTGAAACGAAAGTTTTGCCAACTAAATCGGCAAAGGCGGCTTTTGGCGTATTCCATTCAAGACTGTAATTTTTCATAGCGTTCCCCTCGCCCTGATAGCGTTGTAAAACATGACCCCGTAGAACGGCTCAGTTTCAAGGCACAACTTCGCGCACTCCTCACGCTCGGCAGCACGGGCAAGCTCAATAAGACGCTTCAGCATTGAAAAATATACAGCGTTATCTTCTGGACCAGTCCAACCAGCTTCCCGCGCCATGCGGATGGTGTCTTCTTGTGTCATGTGTTTCCCCTTGCAAGGATGGCTTCGGCAATAGCCTCAGCTACAACGTCCTCCGGGTCAAACAAACCCACAACCAACCTCGCGCAAGCCTCACGCTCGGCCTCTGCGTTTGCTTTGCCCCACGCCAGCATCTGCTTTGTTGTGTAGTGCCCCGGTGTCGGGTACTTGTTGATTAAGTCTGGTTCAGGTAATTTCATGTTAAGTACCCCTCTAAGAAAAACAACGACACCAGCGCAAGCAACGCAAGGACAATGGCTATGCCGGTGTCGAGCCAGCCGTAGGCGAAGAGGTTTTCTACTTCATCATCTTTCATTTGGCTTCTCCTTTTGCTATTGCTGCACGGGCCTGTTCACACAGTTCACGAAATGATTTATTTTCGCCATCCAACATCTCTTTCAACGCCGCCAGCAGTTCCTGATTCACCTCATGCAACCGGCGCAGTTCGGCGGCGGCTAAGGAGCAATGTTTGGCATAACCGCTACGGGTTGCGTCATAACGTTCCAATCTTTCAGCCAACCGCAAGGCTTCTGGTTGTGTCATGTGAACTCCTTTACCTTCAGTCCGTACACCGTGTACAGGTAGTTTGACCTTTTGTTCTTCTTGTCGGCCTCTGCTTTGGCCTCAACGCGACTCGGGTATTGACCATGAATAGTGAACGCTTCAAGGTTACCCCTGCTGTATGGGTATGGCGGATGCTTTCGCACAATCCAAATAGTATTCATTTCAATTCTCCAAGTTGTGCCTGTAAACGCTTGTGGAAGCTATCCTCGCCGTCATCACCGGACAGCAGGCAGGCAATGCGCTGTGTGTAAACATAGGCCAGCTTCAGTACCGTCACTGCCTTGCTAAACTCGGCAATGGTCTCGGGGCTGTAGTGCCGACCAATGTTGTAGCCCCATTCATCCTTTTCAGTGCTGTCGTTATCCATGATGACAGAGTCAATGCTGTCAGCCATGACCAGCAACGTGTGCTGCTTGTAGTTAAAGTGTCCGCCACTCATGTCCGATTCCCC